AGTTTTACATATATCTCAACCGTTAAGAATGGAAATTCGCAACAAAATAACTCAAAAAGGAGTTGTTGAAGCACTCACTTTATCTCGTTGGTTAAAACCCTTTTCTCAGGCCGATGATTTTCATTTAGCTAAATCTAATATTGTTACAATTACTGACGCATCTTATGCATTAAATAACTATTATAACTTTATGTTAAACGCTCATAAGAATATAGAAGATAAAAATGTACCAGAAGAAGAAAAAACAAGATTAGAGGCAAGATTCGATAGTAGTATACCAGAAGATGAACAAGATATGGCCAATGAAGAAATACAAGCAATGTATGATAGATATGTTAAAAAAGAATCTTCTGATATTAAAGTAGAACAAAAGATTAAAGAACAAAAGATTATGTCTGATGAAGAATTAGATATTCTACCTACATCTAAAACTATTCACTAATCACTACTCTAAGCTAATTATATAACCTCTGGGAGACAAAGCTATTATAATGTTACTAACAAAGTTTGTCAAGGGTTAATTGTAAAAAAATAGCAAAAAATTTTTTTTGTAAAAAATTGAATAAACCTTGACATATTTTGTCTAACCTAGTACCATTATAAGATGTCAAAAAAGAAAAAAACAGTACACTATATTGATAACGTAAAATTCTTACAAGCAATGAAAGAATGGAAAGAATCATATAAGGAAGCTGAAGAAACAGGAGAGCCTACCCCACAAGTTACAAACTACATTGGTGAATGTTTTTTAAAGATTGCAAATGGTTTATCTTACAGACCGAACTTCATTAATTACACATATCGTTCAGAGATGGTATCAGATGGTATAGAAAATTGTTTACAATATATACATAATTTTGACCCCGATAAATCAAATAATCCTTTCGCATATTTTACACAGATAATATATTACGCGTTTTTAAGAAGAATACAAAAAGAAAAGAAACAGACACATATCAAAAATAAGATGATAGAAAAACAACAATATGATTCTTATGATACACTTGATAGTGATGATACATCTTATGATATAAGAGGTTTTGACCCAGATGTAATGTTACCAGATGAAGATGTATATAAAACTAAGAAAAAATTAAAAACTTTATCAATAGATGAGGGTTTAGAAGAATTTATGGAAGATAAAAAAGATGAAGATAGCACTGATTACTGATTCGCATTTTGGAGCGCGCAATGACAATGTAAATTTCAACGAATATTTTTATAAGTTTTATGAAGGTATTTTCTTTCCATATTTACAACAAAACAATATCAAAACATGTATTCATTTAGGTGACTGTTTTGATAGAAGAAAGTATGTATCATATAGAACTGCAAAAGATTTTAGAGAAAGATTTATATTACCATTTCAACATCTAGGAATTGAATTACATATGTTAGTAGGTAATCATGATATCTACTATAAGAATACAAGTCAAATAAATTCACTTACAGAATTATTAGGTAGTAAACATAAAAATATTCATATCTACGAAGACGCAACAGAAGTAAATTTTGATGGGTTACCAATATTATTTGTACCATGGATTAATCAAACAAATGAACTTTATACTGAAGGTATGATATATGAAACACAAGCTGATGTATGTATAGGTCATCTAGAGGTAAATGGTTTTCAAATGAATAAGAATGTTATCGTATCTCGTGGTGGTCATGAAAAAGAATTCTTTAGAAAGTTTGATACAGTTATGAGTGGGCATTTTCATCATAAGTCTGATGATGGTCAAATTTTTTATTTAGGTACACCGTATGAGATTTATTGGAATGATTGGGATGACCAAAAAGGATTTCATATATACGATACTGAAACTAAAACACTAGAAAGAATATTAAATCCATATACTATACATGAGAAGATATACTATGATGATACCAAAGAAAATTATCATGAACACGATACATCAAAATATAGAGATAAATATGTTAAATTAATTGTAGTAAACAAAAAAGATTTATATCAATTTGACCAATTCTTAGATAAGTTATATGCTGCAGATGCATTTGATATAAAAATTGTCGAAGATTTTTCAGACCTTGATGCAAATACAGTATCAGATGATATAGCACAAAATACAGAAGATACGGTAACAATATTGAACAGATATATTGATGATTTAAGTATTGACTTAGACAAAGATAGATTGAAAACACAAATGAAGTCTCTATATACCGAGGCACAAGACTTAGACTTATAATGATAAATTTTGAAAAGATTCGTTGGCGCAACCTGCTTTCAACTGGTAACCAATTTACTGAAATAGAATTGAATCGTAATGATACCACACTTATCATAGGTGAAAATGGTTCTGGTAAATCAACCGTTCTTGATGCGCTATGTTTTGGTCTATTTGGAAAACCATTTCGTATTATCAGCAAATCTCAATTAGTTAATACAGTAAATGCAATGGAAACTGTGGTTGAAGTTGAATTTAGTATCGCGAGTAGAAAATATAAGATAGTTCGTGGTATCAAACCAAATGTATTTGAGATATGGCAGAATGATATCATGTTAAATCAAGAAGCCCATAATCGAGATTATCAAAAGATTCTAGAACAACAAATACTTAAATTAAATTATCGTTCATTTACACAAGTGGTTATTTTAGGTAGTTCAACCTTCGTACCGTTCATGCAATTAAGGGCAAGATTTAGAAGGGAAGTAGTTGAAGATTTATTAGACATTAAGATATTCTCAATGATGAATATGTTATTAAAACAGAGATTAAAAGATTTAGTCACAGAATTACAAGAAGTAGAATATAACTATAAATTATCTGGTGAAAAGATAAGTATGCAGGAAAACTATATTGAAGATATTAAAAAGAATAAAGATGTAATTGTAAAAGAAAAACAAACTACCTATGATAATAACACAGTAGAATTAGATAAGAAAAAAAATGAAAAGGTAAAATTAGAGAAAATTAATAAAGGATTATATGAATCAATAGGTGACCAAATCAAAATTGAATCTAAAGATGTTAAATTAAAAGACCTTCGTTCTACACTTACAGAAAAACAAAAAGAAAAAGATAAGATGATTGCATTCTTAAATGAGAATGAAGATTGTCCTGCTTGTGAACAACACATTGATAAAGACTTTAAAGAGAAAATGATATCTACAAAAGAAGATGAAAGAAATCATATCGTTGAAGGTCTAGCGAAA